TCTGGTCTCTTTTGCATTCAATGTAGGGCTGGGCAATCTCCAGCGTTCGACCGTCCGCATCAAGGCAAATCGCATGGAGTTCGGGGCCGCAGCAGACGCCTTATTGCTCTGGAACAAGGGCGGGGGTAAAGTTCTGCCGGGGCTGGATCGTCGGCGCAAGGAAGAGAGGGCCTTTTTCCTATCATGAGCACCGCAAAAAAGACAGACCCCGCAAAATGGGACAGGATCGTTTCCCAGGTCAAGGCCAGTGGGAAAGGTGGCTCTCCTGGGCAGTGGAGCGCCAGGAAGGCCCAGCTTGCCACGCAGAAGTACAAATCTTCTGGGGGGGGTTACAAAGGCCCCAAGAAGGCGGATAATTCGCTCTCACAGTGGACGAAAGAGGACTGGGGCACGAAGTCTGGAAAGCCGTCCACACAGGGTTCCCAAGCAACCGGCGAGCGGTATCTGCCCAAAAAGGCACGAGAGAAGTTAACACCTTCTGAATACGCGGCAACAACGCGAGCCAAGAGAGAGGGCATGCGCCAGGGCAAACAATTTGTCCCGCAGCCCGACTCCATCAAGAAGAAGGTGTGGTGATGACCGTAGCCGCAGTCATGACATACGACAGCTTGGTCAACGACATCCAGACGTATCTGGAGCGTACCGACCAAGCCACCCTGGACAAGATTCCCCAGTTCATCATGCTGGCGGAACAGATCATTGCCGCCGATCTGAAATTCCTGGGCAACATCCAAGTGGTAACCAGCCAGATGGTTCAGGGTGCCAACGTGATCGCCAAGCCGGCGCGTTGGCGCAAGACGGTTTCAATGAACGTCACGGTGGCGGGCAAGCGTCAACCGGTGCTGATCCGCAGCTACGAGTACATCCGCGAGTATTGGCCAGATCCGGCGCAGGAGGATGCCCCGAAGTTCTTCTGCGACTACGACTACGAACACTGGCTCGTTGGCCCGACGCCAGACGTCGCGTACAACTACGAGGTGCTGTACTACGAGCGCGTGCAGCCGCTTGACTCAAGCAATCAGTCCAACTGGTTCACGGAGTACGCCCCCCAGGCGCTGCTCTATGGCTCCCTGCTCCAGGCCATGCCGTTCCTCAAGAACGACGAGCGCATGCCAATGTGGCAGGGCAACTACGACCGCATCATCCAAGTCCTGAAGGAAGAAAACATCACCAGGGTGGCTGACCGTCAGGCGATTGTGAGGGATTCATGAGCTTTACCAGCCCTTTCACCGGACAGGTGATCCAGCCGACGGACGTTTCGTTCCGCGCCATCACCCTGAGCGTCACCACGACCCTGTCCTGGCCGATCAACGGCAGCGACACGGACAACGCTGCCGCCAGGATCATGAACGTCACGGCCACGGCGGGCAGCTTGCTGCTAAAGATGCCGCCAGCCAACCAGACCTCTGTCGGTCAAGATGCGCTGATCCGCAACGTCGGAGCGACCACCTTCACGGTGGCTGACTACAACGGCAACACCATCGTCGCCGTGGCCTCCGGCGAGGCCAAGTACATCTACATCACGACCAACGCGACCGAGGCCGGCACCTGGGGCATCATCTCCTTTGGTGTGGGAAGCTCGAGCGCAGACGCTGCGACCCTTGCCGGATATGGCCTGAAGGCCATCTCTACGACCCTCAATCAGTCTCATCCGGTTCAGACGTTCTCAAGCAACTACACCGCCCTGGACACTGACCGGGCCTCCTCCTACGTCTGGACGGGCGGCTCTGGAACTTTGGGCCTGACTGCCGCAACGACCCTGGGCAACGATTGGTTCTTCATGGTGCGCAACGGTGGCACCGGAACCCTGACGGTAACCCCCGCTGGAGGCTTGATCAACGGCGCCGCGAGCATTGCCTTGCAGCCTGCTGATTCTGCCTTTGTGGTGTGTTCTGGGGCTGCCTTCTTCACGGTTGGATTGGGTCGCAGCACGCAGTTCAACTTCACGCAGTTGACCAAGGCGGTTGTTTCGGGTTCGTACACATTGACGGCGTCAGAGGCATCCAACGTGGTGCAAAAGTACACCGGCACTCTGTCCGGCAATGTGACGGTTACGCTGCCCCAAACGGTTCAGGTGTACTACATCACCAATCAGACTGACGGTGGCGGGCCTGGGTATCAGATCACGTTTACCACTGGATCTGGTGGCGCGACGGCAATCGTTCCTGCTGGTCAGCAGGTTATCTTGCTGTGCGACTCTGTCAATTTGCTCAACGCCTCAACGATTGCCGCTGGAGCCGCCAACATATCTTTGGTTGACGGCACTGCTGGGGCGCCTTCTCTCAATTTTGCAAATGAAACGTCAACCGGCATTTATCGTCCAGGGTCTGGCGAGTTTGGGATTGCCGTTTTGGGTGCAAAGTATTTTGGACTGACGACCACGGGCCTGTCTATCACCGGCACTGGCACGTTCAGCAGCGGCGTTCAAGGTGGGGCGTTCTAAATGACGCAGAAGGTTTTCTCGCTTGACACGCAGTCTGGAATCCAGCGCGATGGAACCGTTTACGACAAACTGTTCTACAACGACGGGCAATGGGTTCGATTTCAGCGTGGCCGCCCAAGGAAGATCGGTGGATATCGGGTCATCTCTGACGGTCTGAGCGGACCTTCTCGAGGCATTTGGGTCAATTCTCAGGACGCCTTCAACTCAATCTTCAGCGGCTACGCTGACGGCTTGCAGGTTCTTGTGATTGACGACAACGGAGTTGGTGCCGGCGTCACCAATTTCACGCTGTCCAACTTCACTGCATCTCCTTTGAACCTTTGGCAATTTGATGGCTTTTACGATGTCTCCGGATCTGGATTGCAGACGATTGTTGCTCACCCCGGAAGGAATCTTGCGGCGATTGACAGCACCGCTAACAGTCCTGTCCTGGCCGGCAACATCAACGGATCAACGATGTCCAAGGTCGGCGTTTTCACCGACTCGGCGACGACCGTAAACGGCAACAACATCATCACCCTGGCGGCGGTAAACCCCTTGGTCGGCGCCGGCCAGACGGTGACCGGCGCAGGCATTCCTGCCAACACCACTGTGGTGTCTGTCTCGACGACCAGCGTGACGATCTCCAACAACGCCACGGCCTCGGCCACGGTGACTGTCACGTTCGACAACAACATCTCTGTCTCTGGCGGGGTGGTGTCCCTTCACCCGTACCTGTTCGTGTATGGCAACAACGGCCTGATTCAAAACTGCTCGGCCGGCAACTTGCAAGACTGGGTTTCTGCGGACGCAAATGCGACCAATGTGGCCACCGGAAAGATCGTCCAGGGGTTACCCGTCAGGGGCGGCTCCAACGCGCCTTCTGGGCTGTTTTGGAGCCTTGACAGCCTCATCCGCGTGTCTTTCATCGGCGGCACCGGCACGCCCCCTCAGTTCTGGCGCTACGACATCATCAGCAGTCAGTCCTCAATCCTGTCATCCCAGTCGGCCATTGAGTACGACGGGATCTACTACTGGTGCGGTGTTGACCGTTTTCTCCTTTACAACGGCGTGGTCAAGGAGATTCCGAACAACATGAACCAGAACTACTTCTTCGACAACCTGAACTACTCTCAGCGTCAGAAGGTCTGGGTCACCAAGGTGCCCAGGTACGGCGAGATCTGGTGGTTCTATCCCCGTGGGGATGCGACTGAATGCACCGACGCCATCATCTACAACGTGCGCGAGAACGTCTGGTATGACGCCGGGCAGGCCCTGGGTGCGCGTCGGTCTGCCGGGTACTTCTCCCAGGTTTTTGCCTTTCCGGTCGCGGCCAATTGGGATGCCAGCGAAGCCGAGGCCGTTTTTGTGGCCACATTCAACGCGACCTCTGGCAGCGAGTTCTTGTATCTGGACACCTACAACGTACAGATTTCCCTCAATCAGGTCATATCGGGATCGAATATCCCAACGGGCACGACTGTTGTGGCCATCACCTCAAGCAACATCAAGACCCTGGGGGCGATTACGCCTGGGTCTGGGTATGTGAACGCAACATACACCAATGTCCCCCTAGCGGGAGGCTCTGGATCGAACGCAAAGGCGACGATTTCTGTTGTTGGGGGTCAGATTACGTCAGTGACTGTGACGGACCGTGGAGCCGGATACGAGGTTGGGGACAGCCTGAGCGCCAGCAACACCAATTTGGGCGGGTCTGGATCTGGCTTTGCGATCCCCGTGTCAGCCATTTATGCCCAGGGCGTTGAGATGTCTGACGCGGCCACGGGTAGCGGTGCGGTTTCGTTGACTTTTTCGACACCCGCTGGATTGGTTCGCTTGTACCAGCACGAGATTGGAACTGACGACATTGAAGGTCAAAATGTGTCGGCCATCCGCAGCTACTTTGAAACCAGTGACTTGAGCTTGACCGCTGGAGGTCCCTCTCAGGCCGCTCCTGATGGCTTGAATCGTTGGCTCAGGATCGAGCGGATTGAGCCGGACTTCTTGCAATCTGGCGAGATGTCGGTCATCGTCACCGGGCGGCCTTTCGCGCAGGGGGAGGACAAGGACTCCGACCCGTACATCTTCGGGCCGAACACCGGCAAGATTGACATGCGCGAGCAGCGCCGAGAATTGCGCCTGCGGTTCATCTCTGATGTGGCCGGTGGCGACTATCAACTGGGCAGACTGCTTCTGAACGCCGAGGTGGGCGATGTGAGGCCGTATGGCCCTTAATCCGGCTCAGGTCTATGACCCCAGGTATCACACCTTTGAGTCGTGGGCTTGCCTCATGGTTGAGTTGTATGCGGCGCAGCAGCTTTCGATCCCCGACGCGAGCACCGATTGGAAGAAGTGGGGCAACGGCCTAGGCGCCATCGATGTGTTTACCAACGAGGCCATCCCCATGACGGATGAGTTCGACAACTGGATGGACTGGGCTCAGGCCTTGGTGTCGGCGGTTAATCCTGCGGTTCAAACAACTTGAGACTGACATGGAATATCAAACAGAGGATCAGGAAGTTCAGGAGGCGAACAGAATCGCCCTTGACTATTTCCGCAAGGTTGCCAAGACAGAGCAAGAGGCTCAGGGGATGATGGTCGCACTGGCCCGCGTGCTACAGGACGAGGGTTCAAAAGTCATTCATCTCGGCAATGTCTTGTTCTTGATTTTGGTCAGGAGCAAGGGTGTGGTTGAGGTTCACACGATTGGAGAGGAGAAGAGGCCCAGGGACATGGCCAATAATTTTTTGGAATTGTCCAAGTACCTGAAAAACATCGGCGTGACGACTGCCTACACCTACGCCGAAGACGAGAAGTTCAAGAAGTTGGCCAAGATGGTTGATCTGCCGATCAATCAGTACAAGGCCGACTACGAAGGCAGGAAACTCAACGTGTTTGTGGTGGAGCTATAAATGCCAGCAGCCGTAGTAATGGTCGCACTCGGCGCCTCCGGCGCACTGACCGCTATTGGTGGTTCGATTGCTCTGGGCATCGGCGCGTCGAGCCTTGTGGGCACGGCTGCGGCCACCGCAATCGGGGCAGGGGTTGTCTCCGGTGGCCTTACGGCGATCCAGGGCGGCGATGCCAGCGATGTTTTGAAGTCAGCCGTGCTTGGTGGCGTTACGTCATATGCCGGCGCGTCGATTGCCGGATCTGTTGCCTCATCCGTTTCCGAGTCAATACTGTCTGGCGGCAGCGAAAGCCTTGTGAGCAAGTCTGTAGCGGACGCTATGGGCCGGGTCGCCGGGCAGGCCGTCAGTGGCGGCATCGTGTCCGGCACGGCGGCCGTATTGACCGACAAAGACCCGATTGATGCGCTGATCAAGGGCGGTCTTACCGGCGCCATGACCTCCGGCGTGATGGAGACCATCAACTACGCCGTCAAGGATGTGCCTGGATTTGGTCAGCCGGCCAACGCAATGGAGGCGGCTGCACAGCGAGCGGCCAAGGCCGCTCTGGCAACAACGATCATGTCGGGTGGCGATGTATCGAGCATTGCCCCCGTTGTCTTAAATTCGTTCATGAACTCCGCCGTTCAGGCTGCGGGTTCTGGCATGCGCGACCTTGGCTCGACCGCAAATGCAGCGAACGACGAGTACAAGGCCGCGCAGTCGCAGTTCACGAATATCCTGACTGAGCAGGATAGGCTTGTATCTGATTACAACCAACAAATACAGCCGCTGCAAGACAAGTACGCTCAAATTCAAAATCTGTCGAGTCAGTACGATGACTTAGCAAACAAATATAATAATTATGATTCACATATGACGAGTCAAGGTTATACCTTGATCGGCGGTGGATATTACGAAGATGGAAGTTATGAGGGGGATTTCTACGCAAAACAGGTTTGGGTTCCAGCCAGACAGGCAGGCGGGTATGATGACAATGGACAATACGTTACATGGGAATATCCCGGTGAATATCAGTGGCAGAGAGCTGGCGCCAATACAGCTACCGAAAAACAGTTAATTTATAACCAAGCAATGGCCCTCAACGGTCGGCTTGATAGAGAGGCTGCCGACTATAAAAATCAACATCTGCAATTGTTCGGCGGTGAGGTTACGAAGTACCGCACCGAGACACAATTTCGGACAGAATCTCATTGGGACGCCGGCACGATTACGGTTCCTGTAGAAGTTCAGGTTCCGTACACGGAAACTGTTGTCGGCTCAATTACCCCATTGAAGCAGCAGCTTGATAGCTTGCAGCCCAGCTTAACTGCTGCCCAAACCAATTTTGAAGAGAAGAAGAACAATCTCACGAGGGTGATTCAAGACTTCAATGTTGCAGAGGCCGAAAACGCGGCGATTGCAAAAAACAGGCTTGATGAGATTACGACTGCGAGCAACCGCTACAAGGCGCAGTTCGGAGAAGACCCATCGGCAGATACGCTGAACAAGTACATTTCCAGCGGGAATATATTGTCTGCCGTTGACGCGGACATCGCGGAAAGAGTCAGGATTGCCAGCGCCGCAGATTTTGAAAAAATCATGGGCTCGCCCGGCGTTGATGTGGCCGGTCCCGCTGGATTCTCGTCAAGAATTGTTGAGGCCATGCCTCAGATGCAGCCACGGGCAAATGAAACAGCCGGCCCAGTAGAGGAGTTCAAGTACGACGATGGGACAGTAGGTTATACCCGCACCATCACGCAGAACAGGCCAAACGGGGAGTCCTTTACTTATGAGGTTTTTTATGACCCAGAGCGGAAGGGCTCTAGGCAGACCTACTATCGATGGTCAGAAAAATCGGATGAAGGAAACATAGGAATGAAAATGGTGGAGGGCTGGAGTCCTCCGCCAGAGTTTAAGCTGGAAGAGGAAATCAAGCCATCAACGAGATCGGTTACGAATCAAGACGGAAGTCAACTGATCTACGACGAGAACAACAATCTGGTGGACATTATTCCTTCGCCAGATGATTCAAGTCCCAGCCCTGAGCCTGGGGTATCTTCGCAAGAGGACGCGATACAAGAGTGGCGCACATACCTTGATAGCCTTGGAAGAAAGCCGTCAGATGTTGGCGCCCCCGGATCAGCAACTGATTCAGGGCAGTATTGGGATGACTACAACCAGAACCTCCAGCGGATCATGGATTCTGGCGGGTACACCAGCCAGTGGCAGAGCGCCAATGGTGACCGCGTTTTTGTCAGCGATGATGGCTCGGCCATTGGCATCAACGAAAACGGCAGGACGTATTCCCTGACGGGGTCCGAAGTCGAGAACATGGTCGGCAGCGGCTTGCTGAACACCGCAGAATCTGGCTACGTTGCGGCAACTGGCGGCACGGGTGATACCCCAGGTGGCAGCGCCCCAGGTGGCGATGACCGATGCGGAGAGGGCTTTCACTTTGACGAAGCCCGTCAGATGTGCATTGCGGACACCGACAAGGAGGAAGACGATGAGTGCCCAGAGGGATACGTCCGAAACCTGAACACTGGCGTTTGTGAGCCTGTTTCTTCTTCCGGGGGTAGAGGGGGTGGCGGCGGAGGCGGTGGCGGTGGCGGTGGGCGTGGCGGCACGCCAGACTTTATGAGTCTGCTTTTGGGGTCACAGGCAGACACTATCGCCAGGGCAATTCCAGACGAGCCGATGCGCAAATCTGGGTTGCCGGTGTATGAAAAAATGGATAAATTTGAAGGGCCTTTGGAAGATTTTCTAAAAATGGTTTCGGAGGGATCGTATGTCAACAAACCGGCTCAACAGCCACAGCAGGCAAGCAACATGAACATGCCAAACCAACCAGATCGACTGGATCAGCCGCAGCAGCCTGGGTACTTCAATTACGGGCAAGAGCCCAGCATTGACAGCGCCCTGGCCTCATACGATCAGACCTACAACCCACAGGCGCTTGCCCAGCCCAATTATCTCGGTCAGCAGCCTCAATTCAAGGCCGGTGGTCTTGCGGTGCCGCTGATGGCCGCAGGAGGCACCACGCGATACGGCAGGTATGCTGGTGGCGGCCTGAACGTGGTCGAGCACTCTGGCAAGCACCGACTGGATTTCCGAGAGGGCGCTGCGGTGACCGGCGAGGGTGATGGTCAGTCCGACGACATCCCGGCCATGCTCGCGGATGGCGAATTTGTCTTCCCGGCCGATGTCGTTGCAGCCCTCGGAAACGGCTCAACCAAGGCCGGAAGCGATAAACTCTACGACATGATGCACGCGATCAGGGCGCATCACAGGTCGGCCAAGCCAGAAGACCTCCCGCCACCGGCCAAGAAGTCGCCGCTGGACTATCTCAAGACCCGTAAAGCAAGGGGATAAACATGGCATTCTTCCAAGGCTCTCCACTGCCGAACGTCACGGAAACGACGACCGACAAACAGGTCGCGCCGGATTACTACACCTCGCAGTTAGAAAATCTACAGCAGGCCGGTCAAACGGCAATGAGTCGTACTGGGGCCGAAAGCGTTGCGGGCTACGATCCGTTGCAAGATCAAGGTTATGCCGCCCTTCCTGCTGCGGCCACCTCTTACCGGCCCGGCTTGAGTGCTGCGCAGCAGACCGCTGCCACGGCGGCCAGGGGCATTACCCCGGAGCGGATTCAGGCGCTCATGAACCCATACACGACCAACGTGGTCGATGAGATGGCGCGACTGTCTCAGCAGAACGTCCAGAGGAATCTGCTGCCCACCATGAAGGCCGGTTTCGTCGGCACTGGTGGTCTGGGCAGCCAACGCTATGCCAACGCCCTTGGGCAGTCTATGGCGGACATCCAGGCCGGTTTGACGGGTCAGCAGTACGGTGCGCTGTCGAAGGGCTACAGCGAGGCTTTGAAGGGCGCTTTGGATGAAGCGCAGCTTCAAAATCTGACTGCGCGAACTCAGGGAGATCTTGCGAAGACCGAACAAGACCTTGCGCTGACGGGGGCTGGGGCTTTGACCAAGGCGGGCGCGGAACGTCAGGCCTACGAGCAGAGCATTCTTGACGCGCCAATGAAGACGGCCAAGGCTGCATCTGACCTGATGCGCGGATACACCGTGCCGCTGGAGACCACCAAGACTTTTGTCGGCCCGAGGACTCGAGACTATTACCAGACCTCCGACATGGCCCGAGCCGGGGGCATACTGTCTCTGCTTGGCGCCGCTGCTCCCGCTCTTTCCAACATGTTGCCATCACAGGTGCCCGGTCTTTCAAGTTTCCTCAGTGGCAAGTCCAACTATCTTGACATTGGCGGCGGCTTGAGCATCAGTCTTGACTCAAGAGGTGTTCCAACCGTGAGTGGAGGGGTTAGCAACCCTGATTACATACCTCCTGGCAATGACGAATTGCTGGCGTCATTTGGATTTTCACCAATCGTGACGGCCAGTGGTGATACCTCTTATGAATTTGTGCCTTATGTTCCGGTTGCAGGCGTAGATTAAAAACAGGTCGCATCATGACTCAAAAAGCACAAACGATAGGCTTTCTGCCTGGAGATGATCCAGAAGCCGTTGAGGCAAACCGTAGGTATCAAGAGGCCCTGAACAAGCTGACGCAGTCACTTGATACCCGCAAGAATCGCATGTTTGATCCTGTGTGGCTTGCTGCCGCGCAGGGGTTTCTTGCGCCTGGAACTCCTGACTTTTTTGAGTCTCTTGGTCGGGTTGCCAAAAATGTTAACGAGGCTCAGACGGCCCAGGCAAAGGAGAACAGAGACATCGCTCAGATGGAGTTGGATGTTGCTGGTCGCGGCCTTGAGTTGCAGCGGCAGAAATCGCGTCAGGCGATGGCCAATAGGTATATGCAAGAGCCGGCATCAACCGCGAGTGGCGAAGCCGCGCCCGGTGTCCAGCGTGGTATTCAGATTGCACCACCCGATCCAAAACGATTGACCGGCAGGCAATATCTTGCTTTTGCCGTGGCCGAAGGCATTCCCTTTCCGGAGGCCTTGCAGAAGGCCGAGCAAATTGACAGAGAGAACATTCAGGCCAGGGAGTCCGGGGTGTTCAACATCCGAGAGGGTCGGTTCTATCCAAGTCAGTACAAAGAGGTTCCGTTTCAGATCGACGGCAAGACCTACAACCTCCCAGAAGGAACCGCCCTGGAGCTTGACTTTCTCGCCAGAAGTGGCAACGAGCCTGCGTTCAGAGAGGCGTCTCAAAGGGCGATCAGAAACTTCCGGAGTCCACCTGCTGCTGCTCAACAGGGTGCGCCCGTTGCACCGCAGCCCGCTGCTGCGCCGTCTGGACAACCCGCTGCCCCGCAGCCCGTCGCTCCTCAAGCTGCCGCCCCACAGGCTGCGGCTCAACCGAGTCTGCCTGCCGCGCCGGTTGTTCAGCCTCCAATCGCTGCGCCGGTCGTTGCTCCGGTCACGCCACCAACAAGCGCAGCGCCTGCGCAGGCTGCAAACCTTGTGGGTGGAATGTTCAGCCCTCCCACCAAAAATGCAGATGACCTAGAGGGTATTCGACAAGCTGTTGAATTTTATCGGTACAACGCTGATATCGCATCAGGAAACGCGGTCACCGCACTCTCAAAAAGGCCCTATCCGCCAGAAGCGATTGCGCAAGCAAGAGAACAGGCCGCTCAAACCATTGAGCGACTGAATCAGAGATATGGCATGAGGCCCGTTCAGGCAGCGGCTGCTCGGCCCGAGGCTCCTGCACAAGTTGCTCAAGCCGCGCCCGCTGCTGTTCAGTCTGCGGCACCTATTGTTCAGCCTGTGGCCCCTGCTGCCGTTCCACCGGCAGCTTCCGCTAGGACATCAGGCCTCAGATCAAAAGAAGACATTGATGCGGAAAATCGCAGGATAGAGATTGAGCAAGCAACGGCAAAGGCTCGCGCAGAGGCGGATGTCAAAAGCGAGATTGAGAATCGATCCCAGATATCCGAGAACGCGAAGAAGGCCAGGGAAATCACCGCAACGGCGAACGTGCTGCGCCGTATGGCCGATGCTCCGGACTTCTCAAAGATGACCGGCATCTTGAACAACGACAAGATTTCCTCCGGTCTGGCCATGCTCGTGCGCGACGGCATTGGTGGGAGAAGCATCTCTATTGGCATCCCGGCAATTGAAGATGTCATGAGAAATGCGGACCTCAACCCTGCGCAACAGGCGAGATTCCGCACGTTTCTGATGTACACCGCTCAGATGAATTTGGCGGCAGAGCAATCCATGAAGGGCTCTACCACTGAGCGCGAGCGGTTGATTCTGGGCAATGCAACCATCAGTCCACAGGACACAAAAGAAACTGTTCGGGTCAAAGCTGACATCCTGAACCTGAAGGCCCAGTTCGACAAGCGCGTTGCGAACGCATTTGAAGATGCGAAGATGACGCCCAAGGAATTCTTCAGGTCCGAGGCATATGAGACGATGTACTCCAGTTATCTTGAGAGGCTGACATCAATTGCTGCCGGCGAGAAGATGTTTCCCGGCGCGTCGCAGCAGAACAGGCCCGCAGCAGGCCCGCAGGGTGGAATTGGCCGGGCTCGAGACAAGCTCAACGAACTTTTGAACCGGAGACCATGATGGACTTTCTGGACTTGATGGACAAGCTGTCTGAGAAGCAGCGCGAGAACGCCGTGCTTGTTGCCACGGCTGCTGCCAATGCCGGCGTTGACCCAAGGCTGGCTGTCGCCATTGCTTATCAGGAAAGCCGCCTGAACCTGAACCCCGCGAGGGGGTCGTCTGGTGAGATCGGCATGATGCAAGTGATGCCCACCACCGGGAAAGCGATGGGCTTTGATGAGAAGGCCCTGGCTGACCCGCAGAAGAACATTGAGGCCGGCATCCAGTACCTCAAGCGAGCCTTGGCCGCAACAGAGAACGACCCCAGGCTGGCGGCCGTCTACTACAACGGCGGTCCAGGGGCCGTAGAAGCCCTCAAGAGCGGCAAGGAGCCTGACCCCAGGGTGATCAACTATGTGCGCTCCCTGGACTCCTATGGCACGTTTGGACAGGGTCAGGAGCAGCAGGCCCCGCAAGGCCAGGAGCAGGCCGCCCCCGTAGAAGATGACCAGCTTGTGGATGTCCCGCCGCCTCCAGAACCGAGCCCAGACTCCGGAGCGGACCCTGCTGACCGTTTTCTCCTTGGTGGCGCTGGTGCAGCCGTTGGAACGATGGCCACTGGTGCCCAGGGCGTCTCTCGGGCGCGTACCAACGCCGCGATCCAGCGTGCGGGCCTTGAAGAGGCGGCACGGGAGCAGGCCCGGATAGCCGCCCAACAGGCCGCAGCCCGTCAGGCCGCCGCCGCAGGGCTCCCGCCTGGAGCGAGCATCATGCGCCAGCCCATCCCTGTTGGACAGGAGCCGGGCGGCAGGGCGGTTGGGCGGGGTAGCGCCAACTTCAACTACGGCACGGCCTTTGGTCTCACCCCGATTGAAGCCGCCCAGGCAACGAGCATGAGCAACCAGCCCGGTGGTGCCGGGGACTTGATCAAGCAAAGGAACGCGGGCTTGGCCAGGGTTCAGCAGGCCTTCCCTGGGGGCCAGTTCGTTGAAAACCCGATGTATGGTGGGCTGATGACGCCAACCAGCACCAGAGCGCCGAGGCAGTCGTTTTCCCAGCTTGGGGCGCCGACATCGGAGTTGGATGATCCGAGGAATCTTTTTCCACAAGGCTCCCAGCCCGGCGAAGTGAGGCCTCGGGCAATGACGCCTTCCGCCCCCATCTCGACCGCGCCCCCTGCGCCATCGACACTTGAGAGGGTTTCCGAGGGATTTCGCCGGATGATGCGTCCCATTGGCAGTGCGGTGGCCACCGGAGCCCGGTACGCCTTGCCTCCTGTTGCCGGGCTATCTGCCGGCCTTGACATAGCGGAGGCTGCGCACGAATACGGCAAGCCGCAGCGAGATTACACGACCATCGGCCTTCGTGGCGCAAGCGCACTAGGCGGGGGTCTGTCGATGATCCCGGCGACGGCCGCTGTCGGGGTTCCGCTTTCTCTTGGCGCAAGCGCGATCCAGGCCTACCGCGAAGATCCGGACATCCTGAACAAGCTGCGCAGAAGGATCTTCTCTTCTGACAATCCAGAGCAGATGGTTGCTCCCTGATTCGGGTGTTCTCCCACCCGAGTTGCCGTGGCTTTGCAGTTGCCTGCGGCACATTGCCCCCTCCCATCGCGGGAGGGGGTTTTTTTATGGCCTCTGGTTTTCCAAGGCGCAGGCCACCTCTCGGTTCATGTGACTGACGATCTTGACGCACCGCTGGTGCTCCTGCCTTGCGATGATCGGCTTGATGACCGCCTCGAGCTTCTGAGCGAACTGCACGATGTCAACCTCATCGGCGATCAGGGCGTCATTGCGCTTCTCGTCGGAGTAGAAGAAGACCTGCTTGACCAGTTCTTCGGTGATACAGCTTTCCATTGGTTCCTCACTGGTGTTGATTCTTGAGTTGCCAGAACTTGAGCAGGGAGCAGAACATCAGCCAGCCACGGTCAAGATCTTCCGCGCTCCACTCACGCATGACTGAGAGGCCCTCAACGCTGCGAGAGACAAAGACGTTCGCGCACCGGGCCTTTGGGATGCCCAGGCCGACCCGATAGGCCGACAGTTGCATCAGGTTTTCGTCGTACCCCTCGACCTTTGCGGGGTCGCTGAAGTCCTTGGTCTTTATGTCCACCACGATGCCCTCGAAATCAAGCCTTGCAGGCGCGTGGAGGTCGCACTTGCCACCAAACCCCATCTCATGGGCAAACGAACGCTCTGCGATCCATCCATGCAGCCCAAAGTGGTTGTTGATGACCTTGGTGCAGCCCATAACGTGGTTGTGGTGCTTGAACTTCGGATCGCCATCGTAGAAGCCCTGGATCGATGCGTGGATGTCAGTGCCGGCGTCAGCCGCAGCGCGGCCCTGCTCCTTGCTGTCATCCATGATCCGGTCGATCCAGTCGTCCTCCGGCTCATCCTTGCGCCGGGGAAGCGTCAGGGCGGCCAGGAGGACTTGCTTTTGAAGCCACTGCATCAGAGCGGGCTTGGCGGCCACGTTCAGGATGGTGGTGACCGACGGCACGAGGTTGAGCTTTCGGGCGTCTCTGAGGGTTGTGTTCCTCATTCCGCCCTTGGCCGCCTCGACCGTGTACATCGGCGCACCGTCTCGGGTGTACCAGTGTCCGCCCTCTTGAGCGCGTGGTTCTTTTGCGATCATCAAAACACTCCAAACCATATGCCGGTGCCGTGAACGCACCCGACGGGGAAGAACACAGCCACTGCGATCAAGAAGCCCCAGGAAGCTGTCTTGAGGCAGGTGACAACGTGGGTGAGCCAAGCCAGTACGACCCAGCCCACCGTGATCAGTGGGATGAGTTCGTTCATGCTGCTGCAAGCTTTTCCTGGCGAGCCTTCTCGTGCCGGGCCTTCATACGAGCCGATTGCTTTGCTCTCAGTTCCGGTGACCACACCGCCTTCTTGCGCTCCTTCTTGACCTCCTTTGGGGTCTTATCGACCTTGACGAGGGCACGAAGGTAGATCACCTCGGCGTTGATGTCTTGCACCAGTGAGGCCAAGCTCTTGATGTCGTTTTGCAGTTGCTCTTTTTCGCTCTTGGAAATAAACATGTCGCTCTCCTATTTGTTGACGTTGGATCTCCACAGGGTGACATACATCCCGTGAACTGATTTGCTTTCGGCCCTGACCGGACCTACGGCGCTGACAATTCCCTCTTTCGAGGCTCTCTTCGCAATATGCCCCCAGGCCCTTGAGTCAGGGGGCGGTGGAACGTGCAGACTCGCTGCACGAACTTGCTCTGTGGTGAACTCAAGGTTCATGCGGGCGAACTGGAGGAAGGACTCGAAAGCCACCTCCTTCCAGCTTTCCCCGGCGTGATCGGCTGCCACCTTGGCCATCGCATGACCGATCTCTAGGCCAGTGAACGGTCGGCCACCGAACATGTCGATTGTCAAGTCGTCGCTTGGTATCTTCATGTCAGAAGGGGACGTCGTCAGCCAGATCGTCAAACCCGGAGCTTGACTTTGTTTTTGCTGCATATGCCGACCTCGACTGCCACTCAGGGCTTGACTGGATTTTTTCCTTCAGGTTCTTGCCGAAGGTTTCAAACATATCCATGTCGGGGCTGTCGATGTAGAACAGTCCGATCTTGTTGAAGCCATCAGGCAGACCAGCCTTCTTGACCGCGGCCATCACTGGGTTCACCGTCATGATGTTGGTGTACTCCTTGCCATTGCTGCCGGCGGACTTTGCCACCGAGAGCATTGCCCAATGACCGAGGATGTTCTTGAGTTCAAAGCCGCGAAGCTCGTCCGGAGTGAAGTCCTTGCCGCGCCAAGTCTGCAAGTCCTTGCGCAAGGCTGCCTTCTCTCCCAGGGAGAGGGTGTAGTTCTTCGAGATAGTCATTGGCTCGCCCTTGTTGGTGACCAAAGGCTTTCCGTTCTCATCCTCGCCGTGAACCTCGAACTGAAGCATCACTTTGTGCAGGTGCTTGACTTCGCCCTGCCACTCTGACTTCTGCGTGCCCAAGTCAACGATGCGGTAGCACCGTGCGAGGTGCATGCCTGGGGGTACTGGGGTAAAGCTGCTTTCGCCGCCGCTGTCTTTCGCTACTAGACTCATTTTTTCTCTCCGGTTGATGGTAGACCGCATTCATAGCGGATGGTTTTCCAGTCTTCACTGGTAGCAACACCCGCCTCGGCCCTTGCGAGGGCCTCCTCGAGCATTTGCATTCTTTCAAGCATGGCTTGGTGGTGTTCGCTCATACGTCAGTCCTCACGATGTTGTTGACGTATCTGCCGATGCGGTCAAGGAGTCCAGGCTTTTGCGACCCAGACAAGAGACTGGCCTGAAGCCGCTCCATGTCCCGACTCATCGGGTAGTGCCTCTTGGGCTGGTACATGCATCCGATCTGCACGCCGGCTTTGGTTGTGTATGGAATTACTTTTTCGCTTTTCATGGCACCTGCTTCGCTGTTGAGGGAATCGCAGTGTAGCGACTTTAACGCGGCGATACAACCCCCTTTGCAAAACTTTTTTTTGGTTGTATGATGGCGTTACAACAACCACAGGAGTCTGCATGACACTCAAAGATTTTTTTGAAACCAAGAAGCTGGGGGCCAAGACTGAGATGGCCAAGGCGCTGGGGATCAGCCGAACGTGGCTGGCGCTGATCATCAACGGTCAGCGCGTGCCCAGCGTCAGGCTCAGTTTGGACATCGAGCGTTACACCCACGGCAAGGTCAGGCGCAAGGATCTTCGCCCGGACATGTTCGGAGCAATAAAGTGATTTGGTACAAATTCCACCTTGGTGACTACATCACCCACACCACGCATCTGAGCGATGCAGAGGACTTGGCTTACCGCCGCCTGCTGGATTTGTACTACATCAGCGAGCGCCCAATCCCACTTGACACAGCCCTTGTCTCGCGCAAGATCCGCCTTGACCTTGACATAACCGAATCGGTTTTGGGTGAATTTTTTGAGAAGACCGATGAGGGCTATCGGAACGTGCGTTGTGATGCCGAAATCGGCAAATACCAACGTCAGGTCGAGACCAACCGATCCCTCGGCAAGCGAGGCGGCAGGCCGAAGAAAACCGAATCGGAAACCGAACCGGAACCGAACACGAACCCTAAGAAGATAAAGATACAGAAAGAGAATAAAGAGATATCGTCGCAAGCGACTCGCTTCAACGAGTTCTGGTCAGCATGGCCAAGCAGCAAGCGCAAGGTCGGAAAAGCGGCCTGTGAGGCGAAGTGGAAGCGTCTGGCACTTGACCCCTTGGCGGATCAAATCATCGCCTCTGTGACCCGTTTGAAGGCCTCTGAGCAGTGGTTGTCGGGGTTTGAGCCGGCCCCGATGACGTACATCAACCAAAAACGGTGGGAAGACGAGTCCGTAACCGAATCGGTTTCGATTGGAAGGAGAATGATATGAGTGACAAAACAGGCGGGCCAGCGTTTCCAACGCCAGCACACAATTTGCGAAATGACGGCGCGACCCTACGGGACTACTTCGCGGCTAAGGCGATGCAAATCGTCCTGTACCAGTGCGACTGTTTCCCCGATCAGGATTGGCGCGATGGTGTCGCAATGGATGCGTACAAAATGGCAGACGCCATGCTGAAAGCGAGGGAGCTATGAACCCGGTCGAGAACCTGCTTCAGCGCCTAGAGAAGGTCAAGGGCCGCAACGGCTCATGGACTGCCCGCTGCCCGGCGCATGACGACAAGGGGCCATCCCTGGCCATCAAGGCTGCCGAGGATGGTCGGGTGCTTCTGCACTGCTTTGCCGGCTGTGACGTTCACTCGGTGGTCGGGGCGGTCGGCCTGGACATCGGCGATCTGTTCCCTCCAGACAGCAAACGCAAGGAGTATCCGGTCGAGGGCAAGCCTGCGATCAAGCCGGCCTTCTACGCAAGCGACCTGATGCGAATCATCGGCTTTGAGGCTCTGGTGGTGCAGATCGTCGCCTTCGACATCGGCAACGGAAAACCCATCAGCGAAGAAACCCGCGAGCGCATGCTCACGGCCTACCAGCGAATCGACGAAGCAATGAGGTACGCACATGTCTAACGTGAGCATGATTGAGCAGAGGGCGCGTCAACTCGACGAGGCCCGCAAGATCCGGATGATCAATTCCGAGGACATCGACACTGAGAAGTACCTCAAGGCGAACGATGTGACGCACAAGGTGCATGAGGCCTCTGTCTGGCTTGAGGAGTTGCAGCAGGAGCTTGTCCAGCCTCCAGAGCGCGACAAGAGCGTGACCATGCCCTGGCCGAAGACCCATGCGGGGTTCCAGTACCGCCCAGGCGAGGTGACCCTGTACGCTGGCTCCAACGGTGGTGGCAAGTCCTTGATCACCGGGCAAGTGGCGATGGGGCTGATCAAGCAGAAGCAGCGGGTGTGCATTGCCAGCTTTGAGATGAAGCCCAAGCGCACGATCTACCGCATGCTGCGGCAGTTCGCTGGGGAGAACATTGAGTTCCCGCAGTACGTTGAGAAGGCCACTTACATCGGTCGGCTGCTTGAGCGGTTTACGCAGTTCAGTCGCCAGGGCTTGTGGCTGTACGACCAGCAGGGCACGACCTCAAGCCAGCAGGTTATTGCGATGGCCCGCTACTGCGCGATGGAGCTTGGCATCCAGCATGTCTTCATCGACTCGCTGATGAAGTGCGTGCCCGGCGAGGACGACTACAACGCGCAGAAGTCCTTCGTCGATGAGTTGACGGCTCTGGCCAGGGATCATCACATCCACATCCATCTGATCCATCACATCCGCAAGCTCGGCAACGAGGAGCAGATGCCCAGCAAGACCGACATCAAGGGAACTGGGGCGATTGCAGATCAGGTGGACAACGTCCTGCTGATGTGGCGCAACAAAAAGAAGGAGCACGAGGTGCAGAACGGGAACACGCCCGATCCACTCAAGCCCGACGCGATCCTGATGTGCGAGAAGCAAAGGAACGGGGAGGCAGAGGACTGGTACTCGCTCTGGTATCACAGGGACAGCCAGCAGTTCTTGGAGTCTGACTCATGCCTCACGATGTCGTTTGACGACAGGGGGGCATTTTGAGTGAAGGAGAGGGGGACGACCAGCATCGGTATCGCTGTCTCGTTCGAGATGTCATCCGAAGAAGGGTACAGGATCGTGCGGCTGCACACCGATTCCTCTACGGTTACCGTGACGACCTTGGCAAGTATCACAAGGGATGGAATGAGATACATCCCAAGTCAAGACTTGATCAAGATGTGCGAGATCAATGGAACAAAGGCAACAGAGGCCAAGAAGGAGAATGGAAATGAACAAAGTTGAGTTGAGTGATTTTCAGAAGCGATTCCTGCTCGGGCAGGGTGCGGGTCAGACGTTGTTCACCGAGAAGGAGTTCAACGAGGCCCTGGCCCAGGCCAAGGCAGAGATCATGGCCATCGCCATCCAAACCAGCAGGCAGGCCATCATGATCGAGCGTCAGGCCTGCTCAGAACTCGTCATGGGGCTCGCGGATCAGGAAGATGAGGGTGAGACCTCAACTGCCTTGAGGAACGCGGCAGAGGCCATCCTGAACCGCATCCCGAGCCAGCGGCAATGATCGAACTGACCCTGCCCTGGCCTCCGTCAGTCAACACCTACTGGAGAACCTTCCAGGGCCGCATGATCATCAGCGCGAAGGGTCGTGAGTACCGCAAGGCGGTGGCCGATCAGGTGCTGATCCAGCGAGGGGCCAAGAACCTTGCCGGCAAGCTGGTGGTAGAGATTGAGGCCTGGAGGCCGGACAACCGCAGGCGCGATCTCGACAACCTGCTCAAGGCGGCCTTGGACGGCTGCACTCACGCAGGTGTCTGGAAGGACGATGGCAACATCGTTGACCTGAGAATTTACTGGGCCGAGCACATCGGCGGAATGTTAAAAATTAAAGTGAGAGAACAATGAACGAAAGTGCTGCATTGGATTGGACTTGGTTCAACACGTCCAAGGGAACTGTGGGGATCGCAAAAGTGAAGACGTATGGCGGCAAGATCGAGTACCGCATCAGCGCGGTCGATGGGTTCCTTGAGAAGATGGATGTCCAGCAGATCGTTGCCTGGGGAGCGGTTTTCCCGGCCGCTGCTGGGCAGGCACTATTCAAGGCGAAATCATGAAGCCAGAGCCGCAACTGATCGACCTGTTTGCGATGTTCGCCATGATGAACCAAATCAACGACTCGTCACTCTTGGGAAGCGAAGAGTACCGGCGTCGGATCGCGGAGCGGTCATACCGCATGGCCGACCAGATGATGCAGATGAGAGAAAGATTTGTTGGAGACAAAGATGAGTGACAGCGACGTAAAGAACCCAGAGCTTGCGATTGAGTACATCTTCAAGTACGGCAAGAAGTTCGGAGAGGCCAAGGCAAACCGGATCTACATGGAGGAGTACCGAAAGAGCCTGAAGGCGATCATCATGAAGCGCAGCCTTGAGACATCGGTCAATGCGCAGGAGCGGGAGGCCTACTCCGACCCGGAGTACGTCCAGCATCTCAGGGCCTTGCAAGAGGCTGTGCAGATTGAGGAGGAGCTTCGCTGGCGCTTGATCGCTGCGCAGGCCCGCATCGAGGTTTGGCGCTCAATTGAGGCAACGAACCGGGCAGAGGGCAAAGCGACCATATGAAGTGCCCACTATGCGGTGCGCCATCCGATGTAAAGGCAACTCGAAAGCCCAATGGCGTCATTGTGCGCAGCCGCCTCTGCTACAACGAACACATCTTCCAAACAGAGGAGCGGGCTATCACTGAGCCAAGGCACAAGGATGACAAAAGACGAAAAAAAGCACCTGTCCAGAGTAGCTGACCTCGGCTGCGCTGTGTGTCGGCGAATGGGGTATCCGGGTACCCCTGCCGAGATACACCATCCAAGGGCCGGAACGGGGGCTGGGAGACGCGCAAGCCACTGGGATGTATTGCCGTTGTGCGTGGAGCATCACAGGGGCAAGACGGGCCTGCACGGGCTTGGCACGAAGGGATTCCCCAAGCACTACGGCTACGACGAGGCGGATCTTCTGGCTGACACCAGGGAGCTTTTGGGGATTAGGGTTAGTCCCTAGAAAATAATTGGGTTTGCCTCTGGTGCGTTGTAATTTGCTGTTACACTAACATCACTGTCAAGCAATAGTGCAAGACAGCCAACAGCGAAGGAACAGCGAACATGATCACCACCACCACCATCAGCAACATCGACACCCTCGGCGCTCTTCTGGCTCAGATTGCCGACCTGACCAAGCAGGCCGACGCCATCAAGGACAGCATCAAGGACGAGGCCAGCATGTCCGGCCAGAAGGCCTTCGAGGGCGATCTGTTCAAGGCCACCTACGTTGAGACCAACCGCTCGACTGTCGATTGGAAGGCCATTGCCAAGGCCCTCAACATTCCTGCCGACTTGATCGCGCAGCACACCAACACCACCGCTGTGTTCTCGGTCAAGGTCACCAGCAAATGAACGAAGAGACCGTTACCCCAACGGTCGTTGTGCCCCTCCCGCAAGAGGCGCTTGAGTGGCTTGAAAGAGCCCTCCAGTGGCCGGAGGATCTCCCGGCATACGACCGACTCAACAAACCCATCAACGGCTCAGAGTTGGGCCTGCCAATTTAAACCAATCAGGGGGCTGCGGCCCCCACAGGAGAACACCATGCAATTCGATAACACAAGCTGCTCACAATGCGGTGCTGAGTTCGGCCCCGGCGACCAGGGGTACAGCCACTGCGATGACCACGAGGGCTACGCAAACCACTACGGCTGGAGCGATGTCACGCCCTACGAGGTGGTGCGCCGGATCAGCGACAAGACCATCGAGATCCGCGAGATGGACGCGGTGCAGGATGAGTCGGTCAAGCTCGAGTGGGTGGCCGGTGGCTTTGCCGGGCACTGCGTCAATCAGCGCGATCAGCGGTGGTTCATCTCAAGCAACCCTGAGAACCGCATCATCCGCATCCGCCTGGGCAAAAAAGGCTGGAAAGACAAGCACGGCCGCAAGTTCGGCCTGAGCGACAAACCCGTCAAGTTCTACGACTACAACTTCTGATCATGAAAAACACCGAAGCAAGCTACATCAACGCCGGCTACCGGCTCGAGAAGGCCATCATCGATGGCAAGCCCAACACGGCCATCATTGCTCGCATGCAGGGCATCCGAGTGATGCTCGAGTCGGAGGCCATCAACGACCATGAGGATGCACGCCGAATGATCGAGCGGGGCCGCCAGGAAGCTAGGGATGAGAAATAAATTTATCCCCTCAGTTGTTGGGGGGTATTGCATCATCCTGTAACTTCAGATTACAATGTCACCACTGCGATGTGCAGGACAGCGAATCAGGAGCGAATCATGACCCACCCCTTTGAGAAAGCAGGACTCGGCAAGGCGCCCTTCCAATGCACCCATGTGACCGAGAACGTCTTCGTGATGCCCGACCGCACCACCAAAGCCGGTGGATGCTGCGACTACTGCGGGCACGGCATCCGCTGGGAGTTCTGGATCAAGGGCAGCGTGGTCGGCGCAAAGCAGTTCAAGGTCGGCTGCGACTGCGTGGCCAAGACCGGCTGGGGCATTGAGGGCTTTGAGAAGATCCGCGCCGATCACTCTCGTGCCCGTCGTCAGGCCGGCGCCAAGGCCCGCCGTGAGGCGCGTCAGGCTCAGGTGGCCGCAGAACGCGCCCAGAGGGCCGCAGAGCACATCGAGGCTACCCAGGCATGGCGTGATGCCAACAGCGCCGTGGTGGCCCGTTTGACGGCCTATGAGGGTACAAACGACTTCCTGCGCAGCATGGCCCAGAATCTGGCCCACTGGGGTAACCTGACCGACCGCCAGCTTGAGGCGGTGGAGTCCTGCTTTGCGGTGATCGACCGCCTCGAGGCTGCTCGCGCCAACAGCCAGCACATCGGCGCAGTGGGCGACAAGGTCACCCTGACCATCACCGTCGAGCGCATCATCGTTCTCGAGTCGCAGTTCGGCACCAACTACATCACCATCGCCCGTGACAAGGCCGGCAACGCCGTCACCTACAAGGGCCGCACCGACATCGGCAACAAGGGTGATACCACCACGGTAAAGGCCAGCGTCAAGGAGCACACCGTCTATAACGGCGTCAAGCAGACCGTCATTCAGCGCCCCAAGGTGCTCGAGCAGGCATGAGGCAATCACCCCGCAAAACAGTGGGGTATTGCATTGCCTTGTAATCTGACATTACAATGTCACCACTGCAATCAGCAGGTAACAGCGAAGGAGAAGCGAAGTGAACAGCGAACACTACACAAGGTTCTACAGCGATGAGGGCGACGAGTATCGCTACCGTCCCACGGTGGACTACGCCAGCGATCTGGCCCATGATCGTTTAGCCTTCTGCTCGGCATGCACGCAGACCTACGACGATCTCGGCCCTGACACCTATTTGGCCCGCTGCCTGGACTGCAAGCAGCACACCGTCTTCGGCCATCTTCATTTCGACAAAATCGTTTAAGGAGCGACATCATGAAAGAGCAACTGGAATTCAGCATCGCAGCCAACGAGTCGCGGATCTTCGCCGACTCTCACGAGGACGGCCTGTGGCTGTCTATGAACGTGCGTGGAGGCAGCGCCTACACCACCATGAGCAAGGAGGCTGCACGCGAGCTTATCGCGGCTCTGACGGCCATTGTTGAGGCCGACTGATGTGGCCTTTCCCGCCGTTCCCAAACCCCCTGGATCGGCCTGGGCAACCGCCTGGGCCTGATCGGTTCAACCCTGCCGAGGACGAATATGAGCCAGCCCCCTATTGAGAAGAATGTCGTGTTGAAAAGCCTGTGGCCTTTTTCCAAAATGGAGGTGGGCGACAGCTTTGTTGTGCCGGCCTATGCAAAGCGCACGTCCGTGTACATCGCAGCAAAGCGATTTGGCGACAGGCATGGGATGAAGTTCGCAACCCGCAAGACGCCAGAGGGCTCTTACAGAATTTGGAGGACGGAATGATCATCGCTGCAATGAAACAGGCGCTGGAGTTCATCTCCAGCGTGAAGGTTCATCCGTCGCAGATTGCGTCGCGCGATTCCCTGCATGACGCCCTACAAGCCGCCATCGAGGCGGCTGAGAAGCAGGAGCCGGTGGACAGTGTGGTGATTCGAGATGGGTTGGCGACATTGTTGAGAAACCGTGACATAAAAAGCACCGATCAACGCCTTTACACCACCCCACCCGCAGCACAGCCAGCACCTGTGCAGCCGTTGGCGTGGGCAGAGGAAATCATTGCCGACCTGAATCTACGAGATGCTGGCCGAACTACGCCGCCTGCATTGTGAGAACCTGAAGTTTTCAAATGCACTTAAAAAGTGTTCGAGGCAATTGACCGATCTTGCCAAAGCAACAGGAGAAACCAAATGACACTTATTGAAGCAGCAAAGCAGGCGCTGTGGCCGCTGAAAGCGGCGCTCACCTTGGATGAACTCGACCGTGCGTGGGTCGATGAAGCCATCACTGACCTCAGTGAAGCAATCGAGCATGTTGAAAAGCAGGAGGCGGTAATAGGCTTTGATGCCTGGTTTGACGCCGAATTTGCAAAACAGAACGGGTTCGTCAGTACCGGCGACCCCATGTTTTATGACTCAATGTTGCTTTGCAAAGCATGGGCTTTGATGGCATGGAGGAAAGCGACCCCACCCGCACAGTCAGCACCCGAAGCACAGTTACAGCAGGAGCCGGCGGCCGGTTTGTACGCATTGTTATTCGTGAACAACTGGGACGGCGAAGGCAATCATGAATATCTCATTGCTAAATTAAGCGATCAAGGTTTATGGACGCGCTACGAAAACGACAGTCCGCTGTTCGAATTTGTTGGCGACAAAATTATTTCAGCGTGGCCACTATTCGAAGCCACCCCACCCGCAGCACAGGCAGCGCAGCGCAAGCCGCTGACGGATTAGCAGATCATGCAGACATGGGAAGGAATCATTAAGTACGCGCCGGGTGAGGTGAGATTGAGAGACTTCGCCCGCGCCGTCGAAGCCGCCCACGGCATAAAGGAGAAGAATCATGGCTGAACAAGCCAAGGCCCTGCGGCTGGCTAATTGGTGCGACACATTTAACACAGTAGGGCACACTCAAGCCGCCGCAGAACTACGCCGCCAACACGCGGAGATCGAGCGCCTGACAAAGTTCTGTGACGACCTCATCTGCGAACTATCGGGCCTGCGAATGGCGGCAAGCATGCAGAAAAAGATTGACGCACTCAAGGAGGACAAATGACCCGCGACGACATTATTTCAATGGCGCGGGAGGCTGGAATGGCGCTTGGGTTTACTCAAGGTATTGCGGTGATGAACCACGAGAATCTAGAACGCCTTGTCACCATTGCCGAAGACGCGCAAGCAAAGCGAATGTTTGAAGAAGGCATCGTCACCGTCGGATACATGCGCCAGCAGATCGCAGCCGAGCGCAACAAAGTGGCATCATGGATGATGGCCCAGGGCTACGCCACCGGCCACGGCGACACGGTTGAAGACCTGCTGAAAGAGTTGGAGTGGCAAGTGCGTGAGTCCGAGCGCAACGCCTGTGCAGCCATCGCAAGGCAGTGGGACGTTGACCATCAAGGCTCAAACTACGGCGGGTGCATTGCAAACCTGATCGAAGCAAGGGGACAAGCATGACAGAAGAAAAAGTCACCAAAGCCTTGAAGCTGGCTCAAGAAGCACTGCACATGGCTACGCTGCCTTTTCCGATTGATGAGGTGAAGACGCAACGTGCGCTTGAAGCTGTTGACGACGCATTGGATGCCATGCCATTGTTCAGCGACTGGAACTGCCCGCCCTGCAACCAGAAGTGTGAGCAGGGGAGGGAATGCCCAATCCAGGGCGAGGAGGGGCTAGTTTGGGAGGTGCTGGCAGCCGTTGCGTTTTTCGGTGTGGTCTTACTGGCGTGTTTTCTATGAACAAAATTGAATTTGGTGACTGTCGCGACACGATGCGGCGCTGGGCAGGTGAGGGCGTGAAGGCGCAGATGTGCGTCACCAGCCCACCTTACTTCGGCCTGCGGGACTACGGCCATGAGGGGCAGATCGGCCTTGAGCAGACGCCAGAGGAGTACATCACGGCAATGGTCGAGGTGTTCCGATGTGTGCGCGATGTGTTGGCTGACGATGGGACTCTGTGGCTGAACATCGGGGACAGTTATGCAACGCAAGGCGGGCGCGGGGAGGCAAGGATGGAGGAACTAGGAAAGCCAAGCGTAGGAGCAAAAACCGAAGGGCGATGGCGGGGGGCAACAAGCGGCACCAAAGTGCCAAGCGGCTGCAAGCCCAAAGACCTGATCGGCATCCCCTGGATGCTGGCCTTCGCCCTTCGCGCCGATGGCTGGTATCTGCGCCAGGACATCATCTGGCACAAGCCCAACCCCATGCCTGAGTCGGTGCGTGACCGCTGCACCAAGGCGCATGAGTACATCTTCCTGCTGTCGAAGTCGGAGCGGTATTTTTATGACGCTGATGCCGTGCGTGAGCCGTTTGCAGACGACCGTGTGAAGCAGTCAGCGCAAAGCTGGGAGTACCGAAAGCAGGACGGGCAGACGAGCAATAACCGGGGTGCGCACTCGTTCACAGCAGGAGGAAATATGGGAGTGCTTGGCGATCCGACTGCGAGTGGCCGCAACCGCCGCAGCGTCTGGACAGTCGCCACCCGGCCTTACAAGGGCGCTCACTTCGCCACATTCCCAACGGCCCTGATCGAGCCTTGCATCCTGGCCGGAAGCCGTCCTGGCGACATCGTGCTCGACCCCTTCATAGGAAGCGGCACCACGGCAGCGGTAGCCCTCCAGCACGACAGGCAATACCTGGGTTGCGAACTGAACCCGGACTACGGCCCGTTGCAGCAGGAGCGCATCAGCGCCGAGATGAACCTGTTCAATCAACCGAATCAAAACCCAATCGAAAGCGAATCGGTTATAAAAATACTTCGTAGCACCTGTTGACATTCGTTGTGTCGGGCGTATACTCCGCTCCGTTGTCGTCGAAAGCAACAGATTGAGAGCCGTTACTCATGCACTGGCCTCCGGTAACACGGGGGTTTCGACCCAGTGCAGCAGTAACGGCTTTTTTGTTTTCGACGCAGCCGTACTCCGCACGAAAGAAAGAGCCAATTGGGCGCATATGCCTTTCCGGCTGCGCGGAAGAAAAGGGTCAAGTGTGCAAACCGGATCGGAAAGACCAACCGACCCGTGCCAGCCTTGGTTGAGGGATTGGCGCAGGCATGATTGAATGTGACAGGCTCCTGAGCAATCATCCCGATGAATCAACCCGTCAAGCGCACTTGGTTTATGGATGGGCAGATGAACCCCATAGATGGAGAGTGAACCAGCAGAGGGTCACCCGGAGCAGCTATGCCAAAAGACCATGCGAGTTGATCTTCAGATTCCGTTCGACGAAAAAGATTCCGCGAAACTGCTTGGTGCCCAATGGGATGTGGCCAGGAGGACTTGGTACGTCATTGACCCCGAAGACCTGAGTAAATTCGCAAAGTGGATGGGTGAGGATGTGCAAAATTTTTACTTTCAGAAAAAGCCGCAAAAGGGTAAAATGGCAACGCGGGCGAAGCTCCAAAAGCGAAAGCGCGAGTAGGGTAGTAGTCCGCACCAAGACGCATGGGGATTGATCGTTGAGCGAGGCACAGGGGGATACCCGCATCTTGTGCTTCAGTCCCCAGCCGTGTTGGTGTAGCTCAGAAGGAGAGCGCCCTGCTGGGTCGGGGATGTCGGAGGTGCGAATCCTCTCGCCAACAGCTAACACGCATGGGGATGCGGCCGGTGTCGCCGCTCAATCGAAGGACGCACGACGAGTCCCCAGCCGTGTTGGTGTAGTTTAGAAGTGTGGAAAACGACTGCGAATTGACGCAGTAGATGCTGGACTCATAACCAGCCACCAACGCCACAAAGCGGATCAACAGCGAACCGAAAGCGAAGAGAAACCGAATCGGTTTCGACCGTCAATGTGGCGGGTACATAAATCAATATGGAGAGCCAAAATGGCAGATCGCATTTACATCGTCCACGGCCCGCAGGGGGCTCGATTGGTCAAAGCTGGCATGCGTCAGCAGGCGCTGAGTCACGTCGCAAACAGCACGTTCAACATCCGGGTTGCGTCTCAGGACGATCTCGTCCAGGCTCTGACGGCCGGCATGAAGATCGAGCAGTACCGCGCCCCTGAGCAAGTGGAGTTGATTGAGTCTGCCGCGTCTTGAAGCCGAAAAGCCGAAAGCGGATGATGCGGGGTATCGACAGTAATCAGAACCGCAGAGACCGCAAGTAGGCCCCAACAACTGAGCGAGGAATACGGGTCATGCCAGAAACCGCCAAGAAGGGTGCCAGGAAGGCGCCAAAACAGCCCCAGGAGGCTTCAAAGCCCGAAACCAAGGGTGAGATAGCCATCGCGCCGCAAAACGCCCAGGAGCCCACAAAGAAGAAGTTGGGCAGGCCAACGATGTTCACCCAACAGATGGCAAACCTCATCTGCTTACGGATAGCAGAAGGGGAGAGTCTCAGGGAGATCGTAAAGACGGAAGGGATGCCGGAGCGGGCTACGATTTACGAGTGGTTGCTGAAGAAGCCCGATTTTGCTGACCAGTACACTCGCGCACGGGAGGAACAGGCCGACACCCTGGCTGACGAGATCATCGCCATCGCCGACGAGCAGCCCGAGATCATCGCGGTGGTGGACAAGAAGACCGGGGCGTTGATCGAGCACAAGCTGGATAACGCCTTCCTGCAATGGCAGAAGAACCGTATCGACGCCCGGAAGTGGACGGCCATGAAGCTCAAGCCCAAGAAGTACGGGGAGCGGGTGGCCCTGGCCGGGGATGCAGACAATCCGGTCAAGATCGAGGCGGAGGTGCAGGCAGAGAACCTGCTCTCGGCGGTGCTGAAGAACGTCGAGTTGAAGAAGCAGGCTGATGACTGACGTGGCCGAGATCCTCGCCGACCCAGAGGTGCAGGCGAGTCTCAAGGCGGTCAAGCCCGAGGTCAGGCTTGCCTGGGCATGGCGCCTGTCGTGGTTCCAGGCCCAGCACAAGCATCAGGTGCTGCCCCCTGGGGATTGGTGGTCGATCTGGCTGATGCTCGCCGGCCGTGGGGCAGGGAAAACCCGAACAGCGGCAGAGCAGATCGGCTGGTGGGCTTGGGAGAACCCAGGCACCCGCTGGCTGGTGGCGGCTCCGACTTCGAGCGATGTCCGCTCCACCTGCTTCGAGGGCGACTCCGGCCTGCTGACAGTGATCCCGTCGGCCTTGATCGCCGACTACAACAAGGCCCTCCACGAACTCAAGCTGATCAACGGCAGCCTGATCAAGGGCATCCCCGCATCGGAACCCGAGCGGTTCCGGGGGCCGCAGTTCCACGGGGCGTGGTGCGATGAATTGGCGGCCTGGGACTATCTCCAAGAGGCCTGGGACCAGATTCAGTTCGGCGTCCGCCTGGGCACCCACACCAAGATCATCTGCACCACCACGCCTAAGCCGAAGGATCTGATCGTCGAGTTGGTGGGCCGGGAGGGCGATGACGTTGTCCTGACGACCGCCTCGACCTACGCCAACCTTGCGAACCTGTCGGACAACTTCAGGAAGCAGATCCTTCAGTACGAGGGCACGACCCTGGGCCGCCAGGAGATCTACGCCGAGATCATCGACCCGGAGGAAGGCGGCATCGTCAACCGGGGCATGTTCAAGCTCTGGCCTGCCGGGCGTGAGTTCCCCAGGTTCGAGTACATCCTCCAGAGCTACGATGTGGCCACGTCCGAGAAGGTTAAGAACGACCCGACCGCATGCATCACGTTCGGCATGTTCAAGCCTCTGGACGGCCCGATGTCGGTGATGGTGATCGACTGCTGGCAGGAGCGCATGCAGTACCCCGACCTGCGGCCCAAGGTGATCGAGGAGTACGAGACGATCTTCGGCGAGGGCAAGGATCGCAAGCGGGTGGATCTGCTGCTGATCGAGGACAAGAGCGCCGGCATCAGTCTGATCCAAGACCTCCAGCGAGCGCACTTGCCCGTCCGCGCCTACAACCCAGGCAACGCCGACAAGATGCAGCGCCTGAATATCGTGTCCAACATCATCGCCCGTGGCCGGGTCTGGATACCGGAGTCGGACGCCAGGAAAGGCTACGTCAAGGACTGGGCCGAGGGGTTCGTCAGTCAGATCTGCTCGTTCCCTGAGACTACCCACGACGACTTCGTGGACGCCTGCACCCAGGCCCTGCGGTATCTGCGGGATGCCGGCTGGCTTGAAATCGACCCGCCGCCTCGGGATGACTGGGACGACGAGGACTACGCCGACACCGGCAGGCAGCGTAGGGTTAACCCGTATGCAGTCTGAAGCGTCATGGATGTCAATCACCGGCGTGACTGACTCGGGCGGTCTGGTGACTCACGTCTTGCCGATTGACGATACGCACGAGCATGAGCTTTCGTCCGATTGCTGGTGCGAGCCGTACCTCGACCACGAGCATTGGGTGGCCACGCACCACAGCGCCGATGGCCGGGAGGCGTTCGAGAGCGGCGCGAGGAAGCCTTCATGACCTACGGCTGCCACAACCGCCCGGCGTTCAAGCGCAGCCACTTTGCCCAGGACGGCTGGTGGGTCGATGGGGTGCAGCGCATACCGAAGCTGACCATCGTTCCGTTCAAGATGGCCGAGGATTGTCAGTACACACTAACCGACCTGGGGCAGGCCGACGAGCGGTGCCAGGGCTGCAAGCACAGGAAGGATGTCCAATGATCAACGTGTCTGCGACCAAGGGCGTGAAGTTCGCCAGGGTGAGCCAGTGCGAGAACCGGCTCGAGTTGCTGGTTGATCCGGGCATGCGGTCGGAGACGATTGAGAAGTGGGCACACGCTGCGGTTGAGCACTGGCTTGAGTCGAGGGTGGACTTGACAAGCCCCGACGTTTATGATGTCGGCACTGTGAAGGGGTCCGAGCATGGCTAAAACCGGGGCGATTGCGAAACTGACGGCGATGGCCAAGGAGCGCCAGTACGCTGGTGGCGGCATTGCCAAGCTGGCCAAGCGACTCAAGGGCACCCAGGAGACCCTGCCGGCAGCAGAGCGCGAGGCCAACAAGGCGAAGTTCCTGGCCGAGAGCAAGACGCCGATGCGCCTGTACCACGGCACGACCGCTTCTGAGGGCGGCAAAGGCACTGAGTCCATCCGTCGCTTCAAGCCCAGCAAGGAAGGTGCGCTCGGCTCCGGCGTTTACTTGACCCCCGACCCAAAATTTGCTGGATCGTATGCCGAACAGGTCGGTAGCAGTATGCTCCCGGTGTACGCCCAACTCAAAAACCCGTTGATTCTTCGCGGCTCCGGAGTGCCGGACAAGTACAAAGATCCCATGATCGAGGCGCTTGAGCTTCTCGGTATGGACTCAGCCAAGGCGGCCCGTATGGTGGAGCGGGCCTACGAGGGCAAGGGCTACATCGGCAAGGAAGTGCAGACCAGGGCGCAGGCTCAAGGCTACGATGGCCTGATTGAGTACGACCGCGACGGAAAATTGGCCGAGGTGGTGTCCTACAACCCCAACGCGGTCAAGTCGGCCATCGGCAACAAGGGTACATACGACACCAGAAGCCCCGAGTTGAACAAGGCCAAGGGCGGCGAAGTCCACATGAAGAAGGGCGGCGAACCGATTGATCCGCGCTTCCGCACTGCTGGTGGTGACCCGCTTGATCAGTTCGTCCCCCCTCGCTACCGCAGTGCTGGCCGCCGCCCGGAGTCGCAGCAAGACCGCGAAGCGGCTGCCAACATCCCGGTGGCCGTCGCCCGTGGTCTGGTGTCGGGCACCTTGGGCCTGCCTGGGGACATTGAGTCCCTCGCCCGCCTGCCCTACGAACTGATCACCGGCAATGAGTCCAAGACCTTCCTGCCGACATCCGAGGACATTGAGAAGCGCCTCCCCTTCCGTGGGGCGAGCCAGACGCCCGTTGGGCAGTTGTTCACCGGGGCAGGCCAGTTGGCCGGTGGCGCATACACCGGGCCTCTGTCGGGCGCCAGGGCCGCTTTGGCCGTGCCCAGGGCGATCAGGCGTGCTGGTCAGGACTTCGTGCAGTCGGCAGGCCAAACCGTCTCCCCGCTGACCGTGTACCACGGCTCCCCGCACAAGTTTGCCCCGACGCCGAAGAACCGATTGGGTGAGTTCGATGCCAGCAAGATCGGCACGGGCGAGGGGGCGCAGGCTTACGGGCATGGGCTGTATTTGGCTGAAGCGCCTGGAGTTGCGGAGGACTATGCAAAAACTTTGGCAAGCCCTCGTAATCGAGTAATGGAAAATCGCGGCGTGTACATTGAGCCTTCTCCGGCTGGAGATGGAAAATGGCGGCTTGCTAAAACCAGCGAAGTTGGAAAGCAAACTGGTAGAACTAGAGACGCCACCCAAGGAATTACTGATTGGCGATTTCCAAATGTAGCTGCTGCCTTGCGTTACGCAAAAAAGAATGGATTAATTGCCAAAGATCAAAGGCCCATCCTCACAGAGATTGCAGAAGAGGGAAAATATCGGCCAGTACGTTCTGCTTCCGAGATGGAAGACCCGCTTTACAACCAGCTCATAGCAAGCGATCCCGGATATCGTTACACCGTAGACCTCCCTGACGAGAAGATCGCCAGGATGCTGGATTGGGACAAGCCTCTGAGCCAGCAGCCCGAGGTTATCAAGGCGCTCAAGGGCACTGACTACGAGGTCGGCATGAGCCAGAGGGAAGCCGAGAAGGTCGCCGATATGCGCCTGCGCCAAGAGGCCGATGAGTGGGCAGATATGACCGGAGGTGACCCGGTTGACTATTCCAACAACGTTGACTGGGAGAAGTACGTTGATCAGGTTCGCAAGGAGTCCGGCAGCATCGACAGCGAAATCACCGGCAAAGACCTGCACCGCATGATCATGCGCGATGAGGGGTATCGCCCTGAACTGTTCGACCCAGAGAACTATCAGATAGGCACCAGCGAGGCTCTGAGGGGCTACGGCATCCCAGGCATCAGATACCTCGATGCGAGCAGCCGGGATGCAGGCAAGGGCACCAGCAACTTCGTCGTCTTCCCTGGCGAAGAGGATGCCCTGACCATCCTTGAGCGCAAGAAGGAAGGCGGCGAGGTCAAGATGGCTGAAGGCGGCGCAGCCTTTGGCCGTTACACCACCGGCAGGAAGTACCAGAAGGCGGTCAAGCAGGCCAAGGAGGCTGATGTCAACAAGCTGCCCGATCCGCGCACCTACGCCGCCGTAATGGGCCTGCTGGGAAGCGCCCCTGACCAGCTTGGCTTCAGCGTGATGCACCCGGACTACAAGGGCATCCAGAAGGCCGGCGAGCGCGGCTTCGTTGGCGGCACCGTCCTTGGCGTGGCCCCAGCGGTTGCTCCGCTGACCAGGGGCCTGCCTGTCGGCGCGGCGATCAAGCCGGTGGGCGGCAACTGGCTGACGGGCAGCGTGGAGAGGGCGCTTGATCCGCTTAAGACGCGAACAATTGCGGGCGAAACTCCGGCCCAAAGAATTCCAAGGCATGAGGCTTTGTTGTCAGACCCATCCTTGAACAAGGATCAAATTGACAGGGTTCTTTATCAGTTGGGAGAAACCAAAAAAGAGGCTGCGATTGATCAGTGGATCGACCGCAACCTGACCAACTACGTCAAGAAGCAGATGGCGACGCCGGACGATCCGGTGCGTAAGCTGGCAGAGGAGGGGGTTGTTCACATCCCAAGCGAACAAGTTGGCATCAATCGTTATCGCGCACCAGATGTCCGAGACAGACTGGGGACTGAACAGCTTGGAAAGTCTGAAGCCGCGCAAGCATGGGAAGACGCAGCCGACACCGCAATTGCAGGACAAACCGCTGGGAAACGCAAAGAACTAGCAAGAGAAGGCGTATACAGCCATCTATACGAGCCTTGGATGGACAAACTTGATTCAAAAGAAAGAGTTTGGGCGCCAATGGAAGGCAAGCTGTCTGAGGGCATGGGCTTCGACCACATCATCGACGTTCTCAAGCAAGACCTCGACGCTGGCCGCATTCGCCCGGAGCAGTTGAACAAGGTCAGCATGGAGCAGGCAGTACGCCGCACCTACGAGTTCGACCAAGAGGTGGCCAAGAAGATGCGCGAGGCGCAGATCAAGGCCACCGAGGGCATGCCGGTTTACAGGGAGTATCCGGAGGGGTATCGGTGGGTTGAGTTGACGCAGCCCAAGGAATTGCCAGCAGGCATGAAAGAGACTGTTGATAAGCGGTATCTGCGAAACGAAGCTGGTGAACTTGTAGAAGACCCGCGCTATAAAGCCCTTAAAGACGCCCTCAGGTACGAAGGCGACACGATGGGCCACTGCGTCGGCGGCTACTGCCCTGATGTTCTGGCTGGTCGCAAGCGCGTTTACAGCCTGCGTGATGCAAAGGGCGAGCCCCATGTGACGGTGGAGGTCAGGCCGGGACGTCAGTGGAATGAAAGAAGCGGGATTTTTTATGACAACCCAGAGCTTGAGCCATCATGGGCGCAATTTTCAAAGCAGGTTGCCGAGGAATCAAGAGCCAAAGGGGTTGACCGCCCCAAGAATTACATCTTGCAATACCCGGAATGGTTGAAGAAAAACGATCCTGAAACTTTCTCCAAGTACCAAAGCATTTTTGAGACGGAGCCAGAATCCATCTTCCAGATCAAAGGCAAGGGGAACCGCGCACCCAACGAGCAGTACCTGCCCTTCGTGCAAGACTTCGTCCGTAGCGGAAACTGGTCAGGTGTTGGCGACATCCGCAACACTGGACTGCGCCCTACGTCAGATGCCTTCAACGAAACTGAGCAGGCATTTCTGAGAAGCAAAGGGGTTGAACTCAAGCCCTACATCAACCCTGAAGAGACCGCCCGATATCAGGAGTTGTTCAAGCGCAGTTCAGATGCGTCGCCAGAAGCCGGCATGAAGGCTGGTGGAGCAGTAGGCTGCGGCTGCAACGACGAGCCGAAGATGGCCGGTGGCGGCACGATCAATACCCTCAGAGCTTTGCTGCGAGCCCCGGCGAAATCCAAGGGGGAAATCGAAGAGGTGGCTCGGCGTATCGCCCCGCAGGTAACTGGCGAGTTTGTCCGTGGGCCAAAGGGCACTGCATCTGTTGCGGAAAAAACTCAAAAGCAGTTTGCCCGCGAGAAAGATCTCCCCGTTGAATTCACTGATGTTAAGAAGGCGCCTCCTAAGAAGATCATCAGCCCGCAGGAGTTGAAGGGCAAGGTCGTCACCGGAATCCCTGGCGATCCAACCGTTACCGGCAAATCCTTGGTCAGAGTTGGTGAGATCAAGCTCGAGCTTCCATCTCCGCAGCATGGCGGCCCTCTTTATGGGATGGGTCGCAATGACGACATCTTCTGGGCTTCTGGCATTGGCCCGGCAGGGGGCGTTCAGCGCGTGGCTAAAGAGGCTTCGCAAGCCTACGATGCGCCAGTGATTGGGCAGTACATCATGATGGGGCCGGACTCCATCAATTACGCCCAGCACTTTGCCGATGCAAATCTTCAGGCGATTGATCTATCCAAGATGAGCAAAAAGCAAATCGAGGGCTTCAACAAGATGATCCGCTTTGGCGATGACAAGTCCGGTCCTCGCCCGGGCTTTCCTGGGATTGAGGATAAGGTTGACTCCTACCTGCACTTCTCAATGGACCCACATCTGCGCCGCCACTTCAACAAGCTGATGCAGATGCCAACGGTGACGGAGAGGTTCAATCTGCCAAGCGGCCAGGATATCCGGTACGCGATCACTGAGGCGCCTTTGCGCAACGTGGAGACGGGCGTGACGGGATACTCAATGGGTGAACTTGCTCCCGATGTTCCCAAATCAATGTTGCCTTTGTCCACTCATCCGACATACAGTCACGACATCCCAGGAAGATTTATCGGCGGCCTGAAATACCCGACGCCATATGAGTTGACTTTTCCTGACACCCTGATGTCTGTTCGAGCAAATCCCAAGCAGGCGGGGCAAGAGTTTGGCTCCTTGAAGATGGTCGGCCCGCGTCAGATCTACGATCAGCAGATGATCGATGAACTGATGATGTTTGAAGAGGCCATGAAAAAATACACCGGCAAGAAAAAGGGCGGCAAAGTTGGCCCCCTGTCCGCAGTTGAAAAGGTTTGACCTATGGCTACAGAATTTCCCATCGATCCCGAGTTCGGTCGCTTCATTGGAGGCGAGCCCCAGGATCAAGACGACGAGCAGGGCGTCATCGTTGACATGCCGATGGACGATGCCGAGATTGAGGAGCTTCCAGACGGATCGGCCATCGTCCGCATGGACACCAAGGGGCCGATGGAGGACGAGGACTTCTACGCCAACCTTGCCGATGGCGACATCATCAGCGGGCTTGAACTCGACAAGATGGCCTTGCGCTACATCGAACTGATCGAAAAGGACAGGGAGGCCCGCAAGCAGCGCGACAAGCAGTACGAAGAGGGCATCAAGCGCACCGGCATGGGCAATGACGCGCCTGGGGGAGCCAACTTCCAGGGTGCATCGAAGGTCGTCCACCCCGTAATGGCCGAGGCGTGCATTGATTTTGCCGCCAGGGCCATCAAGGAGATGTTCCCGCCCGACGGCCCGACCAAAACCAAGATTTTGGGGGATGTCACCGAGGAGAAAAGCGCGTCCGCAGAGCGCAAACGCGACTACATGAACTGGCAGTTGACCGAGCAGATCGAAGAGTTCCGCGATGAGCAGGAGCAACTGCTCACTCAACTGCCTCTCGGTGGCTCCCAGTACCTCAAGCTCTGGTACGACGAGAAGAAAAAGCGCCCCTGTGCGCAGTTTCTGCCCATCGACAACGTGCTTTTGCCTTTTGCGTCGGCCAATTTCTACACCTCCCAGCGGTTTACCGAGGTCGATGACATCTCCGAGTGGGAGTTCAAGCGCCGGATCAATTCCGGGCTGTACAAAGACACTGCTTTGACCCGCGCAACGATGGACCCGGAGCCAACCGCGTCCCAAAAGGCGACCAACAAGATCGAGGGCAAGTCCCAGAACGAGAACGAGGACGGTCTGCGCCGGGTGTATCACATCTACACATGGCTGGATCTTGACGACGACCCGACTACGAAGGGTGAAAGCGCCCCGTACATCCTGATGATCGACGATCTATCGACCGAGGTCATCGGTTTGTATCGGAACTGGGAGGAGGGCGACGAAACGATGACCAAATTGGACTGGGTCATTGAGTTCAAGTTCATTCCCTGGCGCGGCGCCTACGCCGTCGGCCTGCCGCAGCTTATTGGAGGCCTCTCAGCGGCCCTTACAGGCTCTCTGAGGGCCTTGCTGGACTCTGCCCACATCAACAATGCCGCGACGCTCCTGAAGCTCAAGGGCGGCAAGATCTCCGGTCAGTCCCAGGAGGTCGAAGTCACCCAGGTTGTGGAGATTGAGGGCGCCCCAGGCGTCGATGATGTGCGCAAGCTGGCCATGCCGATGCCATTCAACCCGCCTTCTGCGGTCCTGTACCAGCTTTTGGGCTGGCTGACCAACGCGGCCAAGGGCGTGGTGACCACAGCCGAGGAAAAGATCGCTGATGTCGGCCAAAACACCCCTGTCGGCACCACTCAGGCGCTGATTGAGCAGGGCGCGGCGGTTTTCTCGGCCATTCACGCCAGATTGCACGAGTCTCAGGGCCGGGTGCTCAAAGTTCTGAGCCGAATCAATCGCTGGTATCTGGACGACATGCAGCGCGGCGAGGTTGTCGAGGATTTGGACATCAAGCGCGAGGATTTCATGCGGGTCACCGATGTGATTCCGGTGTCCGACCCGCACATCTTCAGCGAAACCCAGCGAATGGCCCAAACCCAGGCGGTTATGGCCATCATGGACAAAAACCCCGACATTTTCAACAAGAGGGCGGTGATACAGCGGTTCCTCAAACAGATCAAGGTGCCCGGCATCAACGAATTGATGATCGATGTGCCTGCGCCGGTCAAGCAGGACGCTGCCAACGAGAACGTCGCCCTGGCCATCGGGCAGGCGGCCTTCGCGTACCCCGAGCAGGATCACCTGGGCCACATCCAGACCCACTTGGACTTCGCCAAGAGCCCAATCTTCGGCTCCAACCCGATGATCGCGCCGGCATATCTGCCCAAGGCCGTGGAGCACATCAAGCAGCACATCGTGCTGTGGTATCTCAACCGCATGAACGGCTACGTCCAGAAGGCCGCAGGCGACAAGCTGCCAGACTACGAGTTGCACAACGATCCGAAGATCATTGACCGCATGTTCGGTGCCGCATCGCAGCACGTTGAGATGGACGCGGAGCAGACCCTCCAAGGAATCTTGCCGGTCATCCAGCAACTCATGCAGAACTTGCAGCAGTTCAAGCAGCAGCCCCAACTGCCGCCAGAGGCAAAGGTTTTGCTGGACACCAGCATGGCCGAGACTCAACGCCGGCAGGCCCGCGATCAGGCCGAGATGCAACTCAAGGACAAGGAGTTGGCGGCCAAGATCCAGATGGACATGCAGGAGCTTCAGCAGCGCCAGGAGCGCGAGATGGAAGAGATGCAGTTGAAACTGGCGATTGCCAGGGGCGACAACGAGATGAAGGAACGCATCGAAGCAGCCCGCCTAACGCGAGATGCGGCCAAGCTCGATTTCGAGCAGGTCAAGGCTGCACAACCCCAAGGAGGCCAATATGGCTACGAGTGACCAAGAGCAGAAGAGCATCAACGTGCCCCAGCACAAGCGTATCGCAATGGGCGAGAAACTTGACGGCTCGAGCATGCAACCCAAGGGCCAGTCTGGCTCGCAACCCAAAGGAGGCCTTGCCCAAGCGAAGAAAAAATGAAAACCATCGGCGACCTGATTGGTGGCGTCAAGTCTAGGCAGGCTGAAATAGCCGCGTCCCTCGCTGTTGGTAATGCAGCGAACTGGGAGACTTACCACCGCATGGTCGGACATTACGCGGGCTTACAGGAGGCCCTTGATATCCTGAACAACTTGATGAAGGAAGATGATGAACATGAGTGAGCCGGTAGCTTTTGACAAAGCTGAGTTGGCTTGGGCTTTCCCGAGCGTAGACCCCGGTGCTAAACCTCTTGGCGGACGCATTCTTGTACAGTTGCGCCGCACCAAAAAGAAGGCAACAAGCGCAGGGATTATTTTGGTTGAAGAAACCAAAGAAACCGAGAAGTGGCAGAACATGGTGGCCAAGGTCGTCGAGATCGGTCCGCTGGCATTCAAGCATCGAGACACGATGCAGGCATGGCCAGAGGGGTCTTGGTGCTCTGTAGGCGACTACATCCGCGTCCCCAAGTGGGGCGGTGATCGTTGGGAGGTCAAAGTCCCTGGCGATGACGATTTTGAAGATCCGGCACTGTTCATGGTTCTGAATGATCACGAGGTGATTGCGAAGCTCACTGGTGATCCACTTGCAATGAGGGCCTTTCTGTGACTACAGACAAGACGCAAAACGAAGAGATTTCCGTCGTCGAGGAAAAGGACGGCTCGGCCGTCGTTCAGCTTCCAGCGGATCTCCAAAATCCTGAGAGTGACGATCAGGATCAAGACGCCGGCCTCACCTCCCGGTCGGACGCCAATGATGACGGCGGGGACGAAGATCACCCCGACGACACTGACGCCATCCGCGAGGCCAGACGCAACCGTCGCCGGGCCAAGAAGGACTACATCAAGCGCACCAACGAGGAGAAGGATGCCAAGCTGCAACTGCTTGAGCGCCAGAATCGGGAGTTGATGGAGCGCCTGTCCGTTGTGGAGCGAAAGACCCACGGCGCGGACTTGGCCCGCTTTGAGAAGGCCATTGAGGACGAGCAGTACCGATTCCAGTACGCGCAGCGCAAGATGCAGGAGGCCACCGATAACTCGGACGGCGCTGCATTTACCAAGGCGCAGGAGATGTGGTACGACAGTCGCCGCAAACTTGAGGCGATGCAGAACTACAAGGAACGCGCAGCCCGAGCCGACTCGCAGGAAACTGCCCCGGCAAATCCCAAGTTGGTCAGGCTGGCCAATGATTGGATGGAGCGCAATTCTTGGTACAGCCCGGATTCCAGCGATGAAGATTCGGCCATTGCCAAGGTCATCGACCAGCGGCTGGTTGCCGAGGGTTGGAATCCCGAGACAAAAGATTATTGGGACGAGCTTGACAACCGCTTGCAAAAGCGATTGCCACACCGTTATACTCGATCACAAGACGAAAGTCCGTCCAGAAGGAGCCCTCGTAGCTTTGTGACTGGGTCGAGTCGTGAGTCAGCCGGACGCGGAAGCGGCAACGAATTTGTTTTGGAACCTGAACAGGTCCGAGCAATGAAGGAAGCCGGTTTCTGGGATGATCCCCAGAAGCGCAGCCGGATGATCAAACGATACGCCCAAGATGCACGAAACAAGAGGAGCTAAACATTATGGATACCCGTCTCAAAAAAACTCTCAACGCTGGTGGCCGCGAGAATCGATCTTCACAAGATCAGACCCGAGCCGCCCCCGAAGAGAAGTTCATGTCAGCGCAGGAACGTCGAAAGATGTGGAGCGATGAGTGGACACAAAGTGCGCTGCCAAAAGTTCCGGAAATTCCGGGCTGGCACCTTTGCTGGTTATCGACCACCAATGGATACGACAGCATTGATAAGCGGATGCGACTTGGCTATATACCTGTTAGCGCAGATGAATTGCCAAACTTCGAGAATTACCGCGTAAAGGCTGGCGAAGACATCGGTTTTATCGCATGCAACGAGATGCGCCTGTACAAACTTCCGATGGATGTTTATCAGGATGTCATGCTGCAAATGCACCATGAGGCTCCTCAAGAGGAGGCGGACAAGATCCGCGTCCAGGCTGAGAATCTTCAGGGCGCACGCGATAGCTCAGGGAAATCCTTGGGTGCGGTTGAAGGCGAGGGTTTTGGCAACATCGACCGAACTGTGAAAACCCCTGTATTTCAGGGATAACCAAGGAGTAAGACTATGTCTGCTACAAATGCTCCGTTCGGCTTGCGTCCTGCGTTCCATCCCTCCGGCTTGGATCGCGCTCAGGCGCTGGCTAACGGTATTGCGTCGGCTTACAACACCGACATTTTGAAGGGCCAACCGGTTCGCCTCAACTCGAGTGGCGTTCTGATTGTTGCCGCTGCTGGTGAGGCCTTCCAAGGCGCTTTCGCTGGCGTTGAGTGGACTGACACCACTGGTCGTCGTCGCGTCTCGAACTACTGGCCTGCCAACACGGCGTACCAGACCGGTTCGTGCGTCGCCTACTTCTACAACGATCCCAACATCGTTTATGAAATCCAGGCTGCCGGTTCGCTGGCTCAGACCTCGATTGGTGACATGGCTGATCTGTCCAACACCACCGCTGGCTCCAACGTGACCGGCCTGTCGCAATGCACTCTGTCCACCACCCTGGTGGGCGCAGGCAATAGCGCACAGATGCTGATCCGTGATCTGGCCCCGTACCCCGACAATGATTGGGGCGATGCGTTCACGATTGTTCGCGTAACCATCAACGAGTCGCAGTTCAATGCGTCCGTTAACGCCATCTAAGGAGAGTGAATCATGGCCGCTCCGATGCGCAGTACCGACTTTCGGTCAATTGTTGAACCTATCCTGAACGAGTGCTTTGATGGTGTATACGATCAACGCACTGACGAGTGGAGCCGCGTGTTCCGCGAGCAGGAAGGCATCCCCCGCAACTACCACGAAGAGCCCGTCCTGTACGGCTTTGGCGCTGCCCCGCAGTTGCCTGACGGCACCCCCGTCAGCTACCAGCAGGGTGGTGTGCTGTTCCTCAAGCGATACGTTTACAACGTGTATGGTCTGGCCTTCGCGCTGACCAAAGTGCTTGTCGAGGACGGCGACCATATCCGTATCGGTCAGGTGTACGCTCGTCACCTCGCCCAGTCGCTGATCGAGACCAAAGAGACGCTGTCGGCCAACGTGCTGAACCGCGCTTTCAATGCCTCGTATCCTGGCGGCGACGGCGTGGCTTTGAACAGCGCCTCGCACCCCATCGTCAACGGCACCACCAGCAACTTGCTGACCACTGCCGCCAACCTGTCTCAGACCTCGCTCGAGCAGATGTTGATCCAGATCCGTCAGGCT